AGCGACTCAATTTCACCAATATTAGGAACGAGTAATGCCATTGAAAACTACCTCTGAAAGGGTTAGAACGTTAAGAACTATACTTATTTATAATTTTAATTTTAGAGAGATCAGTAACCTTCTTATGTCAGTTACGCTGATAACACTAAAATTGAGTATTTCACCAGCCACTATTGTGGTCGTCCAATTATTTAGGACATCATCAAAGTATTTATCTGAATTAGTTAATTGCACTCTTTGAGCAGCAGTAATGCTGTTAAATGCAGGGTAATCTGCAAAAGTGCATTTTGAAATATCGAAGACTATATCACCAGTCTGATCACATAGAACAGTTACACTTTCTATGACTCCAGTTACATCTAATGATAATTTACCTTTATCACCGACATTCATTGGCAGACTTCCACTATCAATTACATAATTGACAGTTCTAGTTAAATCTGCAGCTGCAGCAAGAGCAATGACGACTACATCATCACTGGGACTCGGAGCAGTTGTAAAAACAATCTTATCACCAGAAATATTATAATCATTCGCTGGATCTAAGAAAAGACCATTTTTAGTAACAATAAGTTGTTGATTATTGTTAGGGGTATATGGAGCACCCTGATCATTCAAAGAAAATGTAACTTCTGTACCATCTTGTACAGGAGTTTTCCCCAATACAATATTACCGTATTGAATAGACTTTGAGGGAATCTCATAATCTACACCAACATTATATTGGCCAGGTTCGTTAAGCGTTACTAAATAATCTGCCATTATGTTACGCCTGGGATTACAAGAACATTCCCCTGAATGGGTCTAGTTTTATACGCATTAGGCGAAGTTAAAACTAGATCATAAACATATCTTCCACCTTCTATTGCAGAAGTTACCGTACTTGCCATAGCCACTTTTATTTGACCATTTACTCTGTTTGGAAAAGTTACAATAAAAGAATTAGACTTAGAGGCAGCAGGATGCTTTCTCAGTTTAGCTTCGCCACTATAACCAGTTAGATTTAAAGCGGTAGCATTCTCATTTTTAACTGTGAATGTTGCTTCAAAATCTACACCCTGATCTAGAACTAAATTGATGTTCCTTGCTGTCATCTGTCAAAAGGGAGGATTTTAGTTATTTATCACAATTTAGTCAAGACCTGTTTTAATAAGTCTTTAACTTCATTAATCTCATTCTTAAGATTATCAATATCTTTCTTCTGAGATTCCAGATCGGAAAGTTCATTCATTCTCTTCTCTTTAAGATCTAAGTATGCATTATACTCAGAATCGGAGCAATTTATAATTGCACCCGATTCACTGTCCCTATAAAGAGAATTACTATTCTCAACTTTTATTTTTTCCATTATATCGAAGCAATAGCTCTTAAATCACGGATCTTAGGTACATGAGCATAATTAGTTCCGCTCATAATGATTTTAATCTGGAATCCATTGAACTGTGGTAAATTCTTAGCATTGAATTCATACTCTTTGAAATCAGAAGTAGTTGCAGAAGATAGAATCCTTCTATCTGGTTTTCCATTATTCTTAGCAACATCAATAGGATTGCCATTAGAATCTAAGTTATCGAAGCCAGGGAATAGTTCAAATAATTGATACTGTGGTGGTGCATCAATTCTGAATATTCTATACAGAACTCTAATATCATTGGTAGCATGTCTGTATGCGTCAAACATAACTTTCAATCCATCAGCAGACTTCTCAAGATTTACAACCTTAGAAAGATAAACTGCAGCACTTGGATCTGAGTCTAAAGAATTAACTCTACGATCTGTTGCATAATTACTGATCTTGGAATTAATCCTATCCATGATAGTAATCATATTAACTCTATCTAAGTCAATCATAGGACTGACTTTAGAATCCTCAGTACTTAAGGATGTCTGTAAAGTAAATGATTTTCTTCCTTCAAAATCGACTAACTTATCTAATTCATTGATCTTAGAACCAATAATTCTTGGAGTATCTAAGAAGTTATTACTATTCAAAGATACAGCTTCATATCCCTGATCTACAAATGCAGTAGAAGTTCCATCTGGACTGTTACCACTAAATGTTCTTACCTTAGCAGTAATCTCAGTTCCATCAGGAAGAAGTGTGGCAACATTAGGTCTCACAATATTGAATGGAATATTCTGAGTTGCCATTGGGCCATAAGGAACACCAACCTGTACATACTGTTGATCATAACTACCGCCAGATTTAGTTTCATTGAAGAATAATTCTGGGAATCCACTTGCATTTCCAGTTGCTCTATCCAATCCACGACTGGATATACCAACCTTAACCCAATAATGATCAATATCAATTGGATACTTACTTAAATCAGAATCAGTGAACTTATGACTTGTATTAATTCTTCTTAGAGAAATACCATTCAATTCATACTTAAAGATCTTATCATTAACATTATAATCTCCAGCCTTAGTATCATCAAGGGCCCTAGTAACGTTATTAATTGTCGATGTTGTGGTTGTTACACCAGTATATTTGATAATTTCTTGTCCAATCTTAATGTAGCCTGGATTAGAACTACTTACTGGTACATTTTCAAACGAAGTAAAGATACCAACAGCAGTTACAGTCATGTCTTCTGTACTAGAAGAATCAACTGAATTTGTAAGTTTTTCTGGTTTAACATCAGATTCTACTCCAGAAAGTGTTACTATATCTTTCTCGGAATACATACCATGATTTTGATGTCTCACTCGGAAATGTAATCCATCTGATACGTTGTTAAGATATGCAATAGAACCACCATTTACAACACTAGTTCCACTGCCACCAACATAAACAACAGCAGACGATGAATCGACTTTAGGTTTTCCTTGAATATTATCAAGAACTAAAGTATTAAATGCACTAATAACACCAACATTATTTGGAATTGATAGGCGCAAATCTTTACCAAATCCACCAGTATTAGTTGCACTAACAGTCAAGACATCACCAGCAGAGTATCCAGTTCCACCAATAGCAACTGTTGCAGCAACAGCAACTCTGTTATTAACGTGAAGATCAACTGTGGCACCAGTTCCTCTACCATACTCAGATATAACAGGAACACCAGAGTAGACAACAGATGTTGCAGCAAATCCACTACCAGCATTTGTTATATTAAGAGCACTTCCAATACCAATCGCACCAAGAACCTTATTTAAATTTGCCTTAAAGTTAGGATTATTTTGTTGATAAATTGTAGTTCCTTCCGTTAAACCAGCTTGTTCTGCGGATGAGAGACTCTTTCCAAGTCCAACAACGGCAGTATAAGAAAGAAGATCTAATGGGTTTGGAGCAAGAGATACAATCTGTCTGTTTCCAATATCCAAATCTGGGTTGTAGAAATTAACTCTACCTTCAGATGTGGTAAAGTCTGCCCTGTATAGATTAAACTTCAAGTCCTCTAACTGACTTGGATCCCATGTAGCACCGTTCTGTGATTTGAATAATGAACCAAGTAAAGGCTGTTGAGATACAATAATCTTCTCGGAATCTGCAGCATTTAAAGTGGTTACATCTTCTTCTCCCATTCTGGAGATAAAGACATAATATTCATTAGATGCGGAGAGAAGAACTAAACAATACTCTCCACCACCTTCACAATAGACTGGAGAAGGGAATGTAAATGTTGTTGCCTTAGAACCATCTTCAGACAAAACAACTTGATCTGGGTCAAGAATACATTCACCAAAAGGTAAAATTTCCTGAGTAGGTAAACCAGTTTGTAGTGTTCTTACTTGTAGAGTAACAGGTAATTGATTAGTATCTTTTGCCTTAAAGTAAATATCACACTTAGTAAGGAATACACCATTGATATCTGGTATTTCAAATGACTGTGCAAGAGGGTCAACCCATCTAGTTTGAGTTGTAGATCTATTAGCAAATGTTTCATCTACAGTCAGTCTAGTACTTGTATCAGTAAGTGTTCTATCCTGAGACTGAGGAATACGCTGAACATCAGCATTTCTCATTCTCAACGTAGAAGCTTCTACAGTCTGTAATGTACCAGATGAAGTGAAGTTTGCTTCACCAGAACTATCAGTAAATCCAGAAATAGTAGAGTTAGTAGGACTAGTTGTTAATGTAAATGTCTTAGTACCTGTATTGAATGAAGGTGCAGAAGGAACAGTAGGATCAGGTAGATAGAGAGATCCAATGAGTGAACCAGCCTTATCTGTAATAAGTCTTATTGCTTTTACAGTTGCAATGGCACCACTAGACTGCCCAACAAGTTTCATACCATTAGTAATATATCCATAGAATCCAGCAGCAGACTGAAGTTCTAGAGATGCAGTATCTACATTAAGTAATCCAGTTGTTGATGAATATGTCGAAGAAATACTTGATGCAGGATCATATGGGTTCTGTTTATAAACCTGTGATGGATTGTTGTAAGGCCCATATTTGTGGTTCTGATTTGCAAGTCTAAACCTAATTGCATCATTATTAGAATTAGGACGACTTCCCTCAACAACTTCACCAGCACCAAATGTACCACTAACCATTGTAACTTCTATGAGTTTAGGTACAACATACTTTTGCATGTCGATGTTATCAAAGAATGGATAGAGTCTTGTATTAGGCTTAAGTCTCCTACAAATGAACTCAATATTCCTTGATCGCATTGTAGCGATAACTTCGGTATTAACTACTTTGTCACCAAGACTTGTAGTATCAAATCTTTCACCAACACGGAACTGAATACCAGCTCTAGTTTGGTTGGTTGTTGTAGTGGTAGTCTGTTCCCTAAAGTCCCAAGTTCTATCAGTGAAATTGGTAATAGTTGTGATAGGGATACCTCCTCCACTTACGCCTGGAGGTGCCCAACGATTTCTAACTTCTTGACCAGTTTGAGTCGTTCTAGTTTCAGAGAATACTGAAGGCCCTGTTGATGTACTAGATCCTGTCCATGTAGTTTCCCATGAACCCCAATCTACTGGTGAAAGTCCAGTATTACTATCTGCACCTGTAATTCCCATTGTAGAATTGAAACTACCCTCAATGTCATAGGTTGCAGCAGTTCTTCTAGTCTCAATCCATGTGTCAGTGCCTGGATTCAGTTCAACCTGACCAATCCAGTTAACAACAGCAAATGGGTTTACATTCTCAATTCTAGTTGCAA